GCACCTACGACGTTTGCCATAATGTTTAGGACAACGTTTGCAATGTCACCGATCAAGCCAAAAGCTGTGCCAATGACTTTGCCGATAATGGGTGCAGCAAATTTGACCACGTCAAAAAAGGCTTGAAACTCATCTTTGTTTTCAATAAGCGTTGCTTTGACTTTATCAAAGGTTGACTTCATTGCGTTAAAAATTGGTGTTACTAAGTCTTTAATTACACCAGCAACGTCGCTAATAATTTTGCCAAAGCCGTCGCCACTTGTAAGGCTAAAAGAGCCGCTTAATGCGTTGATTGCTGGCAATGCAGCTGTGTTTATAAAATCTAATAGCTTGCCCAAGATTGGCAACAATGCTGTTCCTATTGCTTCTTTTGCTTCATTAAATGCAACCTGCACGCGTGCGATCTGACCAGCGTATGTGCCAGCGTTTGCAGCTGCCGCACCACCAAACAAGTCTGTTAATCTGCCTTGTACTTGCTCAAATGACATTGTTTTTAATTCAGCAGCAGATAGTCCAACACCTAATTTGCCAAGTGCCGTTGTGTTGCCGTCATAGGCTTTTGCGAGACTGTTTGCTACCGCTTCAACAGGTTTGCCTGTAGCTGCGGCAATGTCCAAAGCTGTAGCAAGTAAATCTTGTGCCTTTGCTGTGTCGCCTGTTGATCTGACCAAGCGACTTAATGCAGGACGAAGCTCATCATCTGCAACACCTGTTGCCAAAGACATTTGCAAGATTGCCTGTTCAGTGGCAGCAATCTGACCTTTTGTTGCACCTGTCGCGTTTTCCAACGCAAGTGCTAATTGTGTTTGTGCCTTTTCATCAGCTATTGCAGCCTTGACACTTTCGATACCAATAGCGATCGCGGCTGCACCAGCAGCGGCAGCGGCAGCAGCAAATGCTTTTCCAATTGCTACGCCAGCTTTGCCAACCCTGTCACCAAACGAGTCAACGTCATTTGTAGCTGTTTTGAGCGATTTGTTGAGATTGTCAACGTCGCCAAGTATCGAAAGTTTAAGTGTACGACTGCCAGCCATTAGTCATACTTCCTAACTATCTTTGAGAAACTTTGTTCCCACTTTTTGATGATCTCAGGTTGTGCTGCACGCAGTGTTGGGTAAATAAACCAACCGCGTGAACCTCGACCCTCACGACCTGACCACACTGGGAATTGCTTATACTTATTTGACCCAAACTCAACGCCGCCCCATAGCTGCTGTGTTGTGCCGCCGCCGCTTACCTTCTGTCCAGCAAAACCAAAACTAATCTCACCGATCTTTGACGACTTAGAAACCTTTGCACCTTCTGCAACTCTGTTATCTAACCGATTGCGTGTGCGCGACGCAGCAGCTGCGACGATCTGACCTTTAACGTATTCTGCCAATTCGCTTGTAGCTTCTTTGGCTTGTGCAAGTGCTTCCTCGTCCATTGCCTTGAAAGATTTAATAATTGCGCGCAGCTCAGCCTTGTCATAACTAATTGCTTCTTTAGCCATTTGCGCGCCTTTCCAAAATCTCGATTACGGTTAAAATGTCCTCTGCTGTCTCAAAAACGTCTGGGGGTAACCCTGTTGCCAAGGCTACCTCCCAAACTATTCTGCTAAGGCTTCCGACTGCGTAACTTTTGGGTTTGCCTCACCGACTACAACCTCAGCGATTGTCTCAGTCCATGCTTCAATTGGCTTGACTGGCTTACCAGCAGCTTCTCGTTTCATGGCGTGATAAGCAAGAAAAACAAGATCAGAAATTCCAATCTTTTCTTGTGCCTGGCTAATTGTATTGCCTGACATTTTTTCCCATTTGACCCATTCTGGCGGTGCTGCCGTATAGGTAATTTGGTCGCCGTTGTTGTATTCGATTGTGATTGGTAGTTTCATTTTGTCTCCCGATTAGTAGTTTTTAACTGAATGTCTCAGTCACTGCGTTAACAACAACGAATGACATAGAAACCATTTGTGCGTCAGGTGCTGCGCCGCCTACGCTTGGATAAATTGGCATAACAGTAAAGGCAAAAACTGCACCTGTTACTGCGGTCAAGGATACAGCCAAAGCTGTGTTTGGTGCTGACTCTGCTGCTGCCCATAGTGCCTCACATAATGATGATGTTGCACCCCAGTCTGCAAGCATTTCCACGTCAAATGTCCATTGATCGTCAATGCGCTTGTATGCCTTGCCGTCAAGTGTTTGATAAGTTTCAATTGTTGGCGAGTTAGTTAGTGTCGCGCTTATCGCCTGAGCGTCGTAGTTAACGGTCGCGATCGTCAACACTAAATCGCGACCCGTGATGATCGTTGTTGGCACGTTATCTCCTTAGTTTGTTTGTGTATAGTACGTCGAAACGTTTATGTCAGCAACCAGCATTGGAGATTGTCCTACTTCCAATACTGTCGGCTTTTCAATGACGCCAACAACGTATCCTGCGGGCATTGCCGCAAGAATTCCTATGATGAGTTTTTCTAAATTGTCAAGCGAACCTGCATTGCTGTTGCTCGCGACAATTGCTGTAATTGCAAAATTAAGTTTGACCTGTGTTTTTGAATTGCCGATTAGGACAACTTCCATGTAAGGCGAGTCTGGCACAACTACAATTGCTGGTGGTATTGGTGACTCTGGCACACTTGGATAAACGTTGGCAGATAGCGCGCTAAAGGCTGTGGCTAAGGCTGAACGTGTTTCGGCAATTGAATTGGCTGGCATTTATTGGCACACTGTCTCAGCGTCCAGGTAAGGCATAAGCAATGTGCTTACGCGATTAGTCAAGCTGCGACCCATACGGTACGGCGAGCTTGTAAAGTCGACGCCTTCGATCTGTCCACCAGCTGCAACGCGTGATTGAAATACCTCAACGCTCACAGCCAGGATTGCTGACTCAATTGCTGGTGTGCTGGCATACAACTGCGCAGCTGAGTAACCTGACAATGTTGCTTTGCCGTTTGGCACAATTGGTCGCATAGTTACGTCTGCATTTGTAAGTGCTGCCGTAAAATAATACGGCGCGCTGTCAACAACTGTAAAGGTTGCGCTAAATGGTGAAGGTAATCCTGTGACGACAATTGACTGACCAGTTACAAAGTAATGCTCACGAATTGTAAAAAATGTCGCTACGTTATCTTTGAGTTTGTAAGCCTCGACGCCTGAGACGTTTGCGACCAGCATTGGCAAAATGACGTCCTCGCTGGTGTTAATGATCTCGTCTAAATAAGCGTCGCTGTAAAGTGAAACGGACACGCCAAGCACCGTGCGCAATTGACTTGCTGTAACAATGCTAGGCATGTCCGTTTCCTTTCGACTGCTGCGGCGACCTCGGGAGAAATCGCCGCATGATTAGTGGGTTGTTATCAGGTTTTGTTGATACCAAACGCGCCTGCACCGATCTTGGTTGCAATTGCGCCGTAACCGTAAACGGATACTGAGATTTCACCTGAAGCGATTACGTCTGCACGCAAACGGTATGTAGGTGACTCGTACCATGTGTAAGCACTTGGGTTGATGATAAGCATTGAGTCATCTTTGTCAGTGTTGTTGTCAGTAGGTACGTTGGCTGTTACGTATAGATCAAGACCAGCGACGTTGCCGCGTATTGAGTCTGGACGCACCACGCCGCCTGCATTGCTTGGCTGTGCAGCGTTGTAAATTGGACGACCTGAGTCGTTAAGTGTCATAAGGTTTGCCCATTGTGATGTGTTAGCCAAAATGTTCTTAGCAAAACCTTGTGTGTTTGAGTACACGGATGCAGCACCACGTGAAACAAAACCAAGCAACTCTGCGGCTGTTGGGTATGTTGTAAGTGTTGTTGCATCAGCTGATGCGCCAGCTGCTAGTGCTGTGTAAACAGCTAGGTCGGTTGCCTTTGCGTAAGCTGCTGCCATGTTTGATAGTAGCTCGTTAAAGAATAGTGGTGATGTGCGATCTAGTAGTTCAACGCTGAATTTTTGCTGTCCAGCATACTTCTTGACTGTAACTGACAAGAAACTTGAAGCCTGATCTGTTTCGCTTGGTGAGCCTGCTTCTGCTGTTTCAGCAACTGTTGGCATTGTTGTGATCTTTGGAATTTCGAATGACATACCAGCATCAGGCAATACGCCACGGCTGATTGCGTCAATTGCTGAACGTGTTGTGTTAGCAAGACCGTTGATAACTTCTGTCAACTGACGTGTAGGAACAAGACCTGCGTTGTCTGTTGTGTCATCTGCCGCTGCGACATACTGACGTGCTGACTCCTCGCCAAGTGATGCGCGGATTGTGTTTTCCAAATACTTAGCAGCTGTAAACTCTAGGCGTGGCTTTGTTGTCCAACCGCCTACGGCTGGCTTTGCATTTGCTGTGATTGACTGAGCAGCTTCTACCGTCTCGACGGTTTCCGCGTTTGTGACGGTGTTGTCCACTTCGTCTCCTTCTGTTGTTGGTGTTTCCTCTGGCTCAACTGTTGAGTCAGAAACCTCTGGGTCGCCCTCTGTTGCTGCGACCTGCTCGACGCGAGCTGATCTAATTGCTGGCTCTGACGTCAATGCAACGCCAGTCATTTCGCCCTTAATAATGCGCACTGTGCCGTCTTT